GTTTTTAACGTTACGCCCTGTCGCAACGTGCAGTGTTTGTCTTCAGGCACCGGTTTTTACACCGGGGTCTGGGGCTCCTCTGAAAGCATGTCACTTAATTTTAACAACAAGCGTTTTACATATTTTCGGAGGCGAATCATTTATTCCCCTGCATTCTTTTCCGCCGATTTCGGGACATGGGTCTGGGCAATTACAGCCACACCCTTTGTCACCGCAGCCGGCATCCACGGGTCGTCGCCTTGCATCCATTCACGGAAGCGAGGCGCAACCCCATCGGAGTGGATTTTCGCCAAATTTGTGTACGTATCGGTTAGCACCGCGGCAGTTCCCAACCAAATTTCATCAACCTTTTTTGTCGCATATTCTTGATCAAATTGCGCCCAATTTTCGGGGAACCAAGTCAACGGCAACACCAGCGGTCCGAGATCCCATTTTGCAACGGCCTCGGTGAACAACCGTTGTTGGGCCATTGTGAAATCAAACACATAGCTCACCATCAAACGGTTTTCCTCTGATATTATCGGTTTTTGGAACAGTTGACGAGGATTGAGATCAACCCCCCAACTGGCCATGTCTTCTATGGCTTGTTTTGAGATTGTCAATCCTTTCGTTAGTTCATATATTCGCCACGCGTGCTCCGAAATCACCGGAGCATTTGGGTAAGTTGCCAAAGTAGACATGGCACTTGCTCGCATCAGCTCCCATTTTTTCCGGATCTTGCACAATCCGTACTTTGCGGGCATGTAATTTCGCCGCCCCAAATACCGAACGGGATCGCCAACGACATCCCCTGTCAAGGGACACACATATTTTTGGCAAAACCCAGCGGTTTCAAGGGTTTGGTTACTATCAATTTTCGCAGTCATGCCCAGCTTGGCAAAATGTTCGGGCAAAAACTCAAACCCATGGTCATCGGTTATATTGTCATCGCCCTCACACATAATCCAGTCAATTGCGTCAGTCCAATGAACACCATGCACCTTATCGAACACCGTCAACCACGTCGCTACATTATCGAAAAAATTCGAAAACGCAGTGTCGAAGTCTCCGGAACACTTCAGGTTTTCAATGCTTAACATGATGTCTTTCCATCGCACGTCATGCGCTTTTCCATACGCCCAACGTAAGTAATCTAAA